TAGCGAGGTCGGAAGGTTTATAACCGAATAGGATTATGTGGTAGTGGGGTCTACGGGTGCCATTTTCCCCGTATTCCCCGCACATGTAGTACCTGAGAGGCAATTTAAGCCGTTTCCTGAGCTTTTTGAAGAATTTTTGTATTTGGTGATGAGTTAAGGACTCATCAACCGGTAGGTGCTCGTCTGAGTAGGTTAGGGTGATGAATGAATTTTGATCGTGTTGTGTACTTTCGTGCATACATCTGATTGCCCATGATTTAGCACGCGTGAGCCTACAACCGATACATTGACCGCACGGCAGCCGTAGAGGTTCAGCATCAGGATGAGAATCATATTTGAAGCGGATAAGGTTTTTGCCATTGGACTGCATCCTCCTAGAAGCTAGGAGGGGTTTATAGCAGGGCATATTAGAGGCGGTAGCCACCGCGCATATTTGTGCGCGGGTTGTTTCTTTTGTTCATTCGGGTTGCTCCCTTCGTGAACATTTTTTTAGATTTGCGTCGTGACAGTTTTCTTGGTCGTCTCATAATTTTAACTCCAGTTGTGTTAAGGGTTCCGTTTCAAAATGGAACCATTGGGCGATTGTCTCGCCTCTATTGTCGTAATATGTTGAATCGTATAGGTTTTTTTCAATAATCCATAATACTTTTTTTCTCCTGGCTAACGGTGTTAATAGCCAATTAATGTTTATATAGAATTTATCTTTATATTTCATGTAGTTATATATTTAATTATTGCTTAAAAGCGGTTGTATTTTTGTACCTTTGGGTGGAATGGTGTCACTCCGCACAGTTAGAGACAAGTAGCTAACTGTTTTTTGGCTCCGTGGGATTGTCGGAGCCGTCTCCAGAGGAGCCATTTTCACCGGATTGACCATCTTGATCACCAGTAGTTTCGGTTGATTGAGATGGCAAGGGTGGTTGTGGGAGTAAACCCATTTCTACCATTGCGTCCTGATTGTCAGGGTTTTGGGCGAAGTTGAGGAAGTCACCAGGGTTATCGTTGAATTCACGACGAATATGTGACGGGAGAGCGTAGAACAGATCGTTTGCTCGCATTATTTTATTTTGTGCTTCGTGGAAGTCGATCGGGTTTGAGTAATCTCCGAATGTTAATTCGTGTGTGTGGTTTTGAGGAAGTATCCCTGTCTGGTGATATTTGCGTATAACTTGATTTATATCAACTTCATCGCGGAAAGATTGCTTAGTCCGCGAAGGTTTGGTGAATGTGATGTCGCCAGGGCGAACATTTTTTTTGATCTTTTGCTTTGTCATTTTTTTTCTCCGAATGGGAAAGGTTTACGTTGTCCAGGCTTAACACCTGGTAATTTTGTTTTTTGATATTTGTCAGTTTTTACACTGTAGGGTTTTGGATTCGTCCTAAATTGCGAATCATTTTTTATATCGTCATACATTTTGCGGAGCATTTCCATGCCCTTTGCTGATTGTATTCCTAATTGTTCAGCGAGTTGTGATATGGCGAGTGCGCCTGATTGAATTGCTTTGCCAAGTGCTTCAGCAGAGGTTCCTAGTTGTGATGCAAGAATGCTTGCAGGTTCTAGGATTTTAGTTTGAGCGACAGATTTATCCTTGTCGGCTAGTGTTTTCGCTGTTTGCGCTTGCGTGTTCATTGTATTAACGATCGCAGGAATTGCCTGGGTAAGTAGTTGTGCAGATTCCGTTGTTGTGCTTTTTGCTTGAGTAGATGCTCCTGCAGGAGTAGATGCGCCGCCTTTCATGTAGGCGAGCATTGGATTAAGCCCTGCTTTTTTCATGTCCTTCATAGAGCGTTGATATGCAGTTGATGACATTCGTTCCTGAAATGCCATTTGTTCGCGAGCGATCTCGCGGTTTTGTTGGTTTGCTTTCTTCTGTCCAAGAAAGGATAAAGCCGACCCCACGAGGGGGGCGGCTGCAGATAGTCCTGCTATTAAAGGTATAGGCATTAGAAGTGATCTATTAAGCCAGGTACTGAATAAGTTGGCATTGGTCGTGCGGTTTTTAGATCGATGTACGAGTCCAGGATAAAATGTGGTTCAGTTGGAACCGCTAAGATTCGTTCAACGGGTGGATTGTCGACAATAAATTCAGAACCGAGGACAGGTAGGTTCGCGAAATTTTGGGCAAGATGCCAGATGTCGAGTGTTTGAGGATCAGAGGAACGGAATTTTCCCGTTACCTGTGAAGGTTTATATCGGTAGTCTGCGAAGGCTTCGTTATAACCGAATACTTCGTTGTCTACATCTGGATTGTTAGAAATATATATTTCTTTGTTGAGTACTGCTTGTTCTCCGAGTGTTTGGAAAGCCGGCATGTAAAAGTCGAAGCGTGTCTGCCGTGACCACATACGATTAAGGCCTTGCTGATAAGTAAGATCGGCATTTACAGAAAGGAAGCCAAGTATAGTGCAGTGCTCTGTGAATGATTTAGTAAAACCATGACCAGAGCCTTGAGCAGTGCCTACGCCTGCTAATTGTCCTTGTGGTTGATCTTGTCCTGCGTATGTAGAAGCCACAGGTTGTACGTTTAGTGGCGTTGATGTTCCGCCCAGGTATTCAGGACGTGTTGCGCGAAGGTCGGGTGATGTCACGCCGAAATGTGATTTGACGATTTCAATATAGCGGCTTCCAGAACGCATATCTTTCTCGAAGATGCGTTGTATTGCGAAGGATTCGCGTAATGCGTTTATTGTTACAGCTGTAGCTTGTGTTAAGTCAGCAACGCCAGTTGTGTCTGCGATAAGATAGTTTTGATTAATAGGAGTTTCTTGTGCACCAAGAGAGACTATTCCATCGTTGAATGTAGAATTACCATGTTGAGCCTGATTGGTTACAACTAACCCGAGTTCAACTGCGTTTACAACGTCGGAATTAAGTGTAACCGGGGCAGAACCCCCAATAGGAATAGTAATAGCATCCGATTTTTGGGGTGACGGAAGGCATGACGTAAAATAGTCATGGCGTTTGCCGCGGCGTAATAGATCGTAGTTTGTTATTGGGTCCGCGGTATCGTCTTTTTTAACGGTTACAGAGTCTTGAAGATTTTGATCTCGGAACCATTCGTTATAGATCAGGTTCATGGCTCGTAATGGTAAAGCTGATAAAGTTACTTGTTCGGGGTCAGTGCCTGGAGGAATGCCCATGTAATCATATACTGAACCGGCAAGAATAGGAGCACCAGTAAGTCGAGGTACGAGAAAATCAATAGAATCTTCTGGGTCATCTTGTTCACCTTGGAAACGTTGCCAGTTATCCCAGATTAAGCGGTTGGGTACTGAGAAGAAGAAGGACGATATTCTCATATTGTCCATGATTGGTTTTAGTGGTGTAGATAGTCGTGCAAATAAAGTTGCGTTAAGTTTGAAGGAGTCGCCAGGCAATGCCTCGTCGACGTAGAATGGAATTAAGAACGATGAATTAAATGTCGTCTTGTATCCGCATGAACGGTCAAATGATGACCGAGTTATATTAGCCTGTGGTACCTGACTAAAGTGTGATTGGTTAGGAGATCTTAAACGACTCATTTTACGGCCTCCAGTTTTTGGGATGGCGCATATTCAATGGCACATCCCAGTGATATTTTTGAGTCGAGAAGCGTAATTTGCGAGCTATCATCGTCAAAAGAGCCAATTTCAAATAGTGTGAAATCGGACGGATATTTGTGGAAGGTGCTGTTCTCATCTCTGCAAGCTTCTTCAAAGCTTCGGATTGCGCCGCCAGTAGACGGATTAAAGAATGGTGTGAGGTAGGCCTGAGTTTTTGAATCATAGATAGTAAAGATTTTTGAAATCATTGTTAGAGTTCTCGTTTAAGTTTTTCGAGCTTTCGCTCGGTTATGGTTTGTTGTGCATGTAGTTTTAGATCAGTTGGAAAATTTTTGTAGGCTTCTTCTTTCCTTTTTTCTTTGATGGTATCCATGTACAGAGGGTCGATTTCTGCCATGAGTGTATCGTAATACCTAGGGATTTTTGCATAGTGTACTCCGTTTTTTCCTGAGATTTGAAGTTCGTCGTAAGAGTATATATCTTGATAATACTGATCGAACCAGTCTTTTGCAATGCCAGGTTTACGTGACATTGCAGTATATTCAGGTGTTCGTTGGACAGTAAGTCCATGTTGAGTTAAGTGAGTATAGTCGGCATCTTTGCCGAGCTGTTTTTTCATGATGTAGCGGGCTACGTATTGGCATGTTTCGAGGTTTACGTCTGATATGTCGACGTTACCTTTTCCCCAGATATGCTGGATTAGATAGGAAGTGTAGAGAGTTTCTCCTCGTTTACTTATTCCATAGGGAGCGAGGTCGGAAGGTTTATAACCGAATAGGATTATGTGGTAGTGGGGTCTACGGGTGCCATTTTCCCC